TCCGTAGATACCGACAGAGCAAGGGAGCTGTCTGAGAAGATGCCCTAAGTACGTCCTCTTCTCGGAATACTCGTTACCTTGGAAGATGACGTCATACCTTTCTTCTCCTAGAGGTAGTTCTTTATACTCTTCGTATCCAATCTGCCAGTATTGCCAGTTTATGCTCTTGGAACGGTATTCCTGTTCTATGTCGGCTGTACAGAAAGATGCTACATGAAACATGGAAAGAAGCTTGTGGTAATTAGGGTCATTAAGGTTTTTCGGTATGTAATCCCCATTCCAGGAAAAGAAGATAGCTTTTGGATGCTCATTACGTAGTGTTTTTATGAGATTTATATCCATACTATAGGCATCATGCACTTGTAACAGTAAAATGTCTGGTCTGAACGCCTGAGCTGCATAATAAAGGTCATCTATGCCATTAAGCGATTGACCGTATACGCTTGTTTTGGCAAGATAATTTATTTCACATACGTCATACTTTTTACGTAGAGCTTGAAGAAGCCCCATCTTGGTCCTAAGTTGGATGGGTTGCCCCTGTTCGTAGATGGGTGCATACAATATCCGCAATCTACCATCATCCACTCTTACATTCTTTTCAGTGGGTATAGTAGGTCCAAGAGGCCATTTCTTACGGAACGCTACACTGTCTGGATGGGTAGTTCCAGTAATAACATGCTGATTATTTATATGTCTCAGAGTATCATTAACCATACCGTCGTGAATGCATGCACACTCTATAGGGTCTATAGTATACCCCTTCTCTATTATATTACATGACATCTCGCTGTCAGCCCCATAAGTATGCAGATAGTCACCCCACCATCCTACTTCATTACCTAGCTCCCTAGGAACTATACATACCTGACCATAATACACCCCTGTCTTATCGCCATTTTCGGTGACGGCAGACATCCTATCTACATACCAATCCCGCTTAGCCCTATCCTGATAGAAGCAACCTATGCCGCATCCAAGATTATCCTCCATATAGGCATAGGCGCGTATTAGGCTATCGTAGCGAAATGATACATCATCATTGGCAAGGATTACGTAGCGACCACGAGAAGCGAAACAACCAGCATTGAAAGCCTTTACAGCTCCCAGGAGAACTCCTTGTTCTATTAGTACAATGTCAGGTTGCTTCTTGCACCATTCCTGGGTCCCGTCATTGCTACCTCCATCTACAAGCACAATTTCATATCCCAACCCCTTGCCCACACTCCTACGTACGGAGTCCACCATCTGCTGTAATAGCCGTATACGATTGTATGTTCCTGAAACTATTGAAATATTAATCATCGTTCTGCTCCCTCGGTATGTGTGCAATCATGATATCATTTTTCTTTAACCTACTATTGTCGTAATCAAACTGATAACGCTGATTTATCTTACGGATTTCTCCCTGTAATACGTCTTTGTATTCCTGCTTTGCTTCTGAGATCCCATTTATTAGAATGACATGATCCTTAACGGGGTGTATGGCTATTAAAGGTAAAAGGACGTAAATAAGCGCATAAGGCAACCAAAAAGTTATCGGTTCTGTTATATCGCAGATGCACTCAGGGAACCTATCTACCACTTCGCCCCAATATATCGTAACACGTGGATCCGAACCATAGGTATCTCGTAGGGCTTTAAACTCGCCTATATCTCTTTCGCTACTACGTATTTCAGCAAAGCCTGCCTCTATAGCCGTCATGATACTTCCGTCGCCTATAGTAACGAAATAATCAGTACCATACATAAGCAAGATCTCGTCGGTCAGCTTGTCCAATTAAATAACCTTTCAAGAAAGGATCTTTTCTTAGGTTTTCCCACGGCATACGTGTGAGATATTAAAAGATCTTCAGCACGGTAGGCGAGGATGGTATACCGGTTTTCAGGATAGCTATACTCTACCAACGGCTCGGTAGGGTATTTCTCTATGGCTCTCGTTACTCTAGGCATGCTGAGCAAAACGTCTCGCATCATCTTCTGTTGGCTGGTAGTAGTAGCCTTCGGAGCATCCACTGGTGTCACAGCAGCCGTTTCTACTACAGGTTCGTTATCTGGATCCTGTTCATCTGTAGACATACTGTCGGCAGTAGGAGCCCATGAAGTAGGTATTACCTTCTGTTCAGCTAACAGCACCCTACCTTCATCGATCGAGATAAATTTACTCATGCTTGATATGCCATCACCCCATGCTTTGACGACCTGTGCATGGAGAAGTTCACCCTTCTCATCTCGTTGGTCAAATAACAATTCCACGCTATCAGGAAGCTCGTCTTGTAATTTCTCCTGTAGGGAAAGAACACAATCCAATCTGCCCTTGCCTGTAGCTTTCTCATGCTGAACTTCTGTCTCCGTTCCTCTACCGATAGCCCCAAATTGAACAGGCCAGAACTCGGAAGGATCGTATCCAAAGCATAGCGCATAACCAAACATCAGCATGTCTTGCCATTCCCGCAGATTGAAACCAACAGGAAGGGCAGAAAGAGCAACAAGTTTAGCATCCACAGTAGCATTGCCTGAAGCCAATATAGCCACCGAAGAGAAATAATCCATCTCCTTACTTTGCAGATCAGCATCTCTATTCTTCATCGCTACTTCCCACTGTTTCTGGGATATGCCATTAAGCAACAGTAGACCTCGAGGAGCCTGTGCCCCTAGCTGTTCCTTATCATGGTCGTAAACAGCAACCATCATTTTTGCAAGTTCCAGACAGCGGGAGACAGAGCAGTAGCCCAATCCGTGATAAGCTTCATCAGTAGACGGCATAGAAGTAACACGAAAAAAATCATCCTCGGTCATCGGTATACTCTTGCTATTTCGAGGATAGTACGTGAACGGTTTATCCACATTTCCTGTAAGCTTCACTCTGGTAGGATCTACAGTCCATAGTGCCCGCATCGGTCCCATTTTATTGTTTTCCCTGCCAACCTCTACGACAGCACCCATGTCAGAGGACCAGAATGATTGTGATATATGCGATATGCCATTACGCCAGCCACGGACACCAGGAGCTACTTCTATGTTGTGCATGACACCAGTATAGCGAGATATCTGTGTCTTACCACCAATCATGCGCCATCCCCTGTTCTTGTCTATTGCAACTACCGTGCTGAGTACACCCATCAGGTTTGGTTCCAGCCTCACGAAGTTCCTAAGCCATGTGTCCCTAGCACGGGAGTCTGGTACGTAAGGCAATTCCTTGCGCGAAATGTCCTGGACATATGTATAATATGACATAAAGTAATCGTCATCCATCTTACCTGAAAATCTAGGTTGTTTGCTTTCCATAGATCACCTCATTCCTCTACCCCAATTAAGGGTATTATCGGTAGTGTACTGTCCGAAATATCTTATGTCGTCACAACCGTGGTCATTCTCTTTCTTAGGCTGTTCTTTCTTTTTAGCATCGTCCCACTCGTATGCTTCTATTTCTTCCTCCGTACAGGTAGGTAGTACCGCATCCACAAGATCCGGATCCTTCTCCTCTGTAGCTCCCCTACATAGTACGATCCCAGGTTTTCCGTTCTCACCTTCACGTACCTTAAGCATACTTTTGACGCTGTCTATCCCAGCCAGTACCTCTTTATTTGCCGGAGTAGTACTCATCTCCAAGTGTCTTTCCAAGGTAGCACGACCCTCCGCATCCCAGTCGCATACCAGAGCTTCCGGATTAGGCTCGTGCTCCCTGCCCTGCCATCGGCGGATCAGAGCGGCTAGATCCTCTACCAGTAACTTCGTCTGATATATCTCAAAGAAACGGTAGGCTACATCTTCTGGTGAGATAGCCCACGCCTGAAAACACATAGGATGAGTATAACCGAAATCATTTATCCATACCCTTCTCCAATCCTTTGGAGGGTTAGGCATAGGATCGCACATATGGATGTCAGCATTCCACTCGTCATAGATCATACCTTCAGCTGCCGCCCACAATCCTAAGCGTAGACGCTTGTAGCGAACACCGGTAAGGGCGTCTAGCTTCGCTATGTAATTTTTTCCCCGCTCAGTCCACTCTTTCTTATCCGCATCCCACAGGGTAGGATTATCCTCATGGGTAGTGTTTATACATTTTACCTTACCAGAAAGTATACGTTTATTGAGCCAATGCGAGGGAGGTCCAGGGTTGCAGTCCGCTATGAGCTGGTTATATGGCATTATGCCGAACCGATTACGGGTGATAAGCGTTTCCCAATCCTCGTCGGAAAGCTCTGTTGCTTCCTGTGCGTATATTATATCATATTCCGAAGAGAGTACCTTACTCGCTTTGTCCATCCCACCCAAAACAACGACACTACCATTCAGATAGCGGTACTCCTGTTCCATTGTTCGAAACTTAACGGTATTATTGTCCGGAAGGACAAACTTTTCAAACGTAACCATCGCGCTCTGCGTAAGGCTCTCACGAGTTTTACGGACTAGCAAAGTACGCGATCCGGGGTATTTACTCATACATAGGTGGATCTTTTCCAACCATCCCCTCGACTTGCCTGTACCTGATGGACCTACCATGCATACTTCAGGACCCTTATCGTAAAACGCATTCAGGATATGTCCACGTGGCTGATATGCCTTATAACGTGGATCCTGCATAGCAATATCCCGTTGCTGTTTTTC